CGTGCTCTTTCATCCATGCGTCGTATCGCTTGGACTCCAGGGCTGCAATCTGACTGTCCTGATATGCACCGATGGCGGCACCTAAAAGCCCCGTGCCGGTCATGCGCTCTTTCATGCCGCGCGCCGCCTCTATCTGGGCATCGATCGCCTGCGTCGGCGTCATCGGGAGCGACTTCATAGACTCGGCGATTGCGTCGAACCCGCTCGCAATACCAATCAGCCCGCGCGCAAGCAATGACGACGCGCCAGTAGCTTTGTCCACCTCGCCTACGAAGTTCAGCATCGAATTGCCGAGCACCGTCATCGACTGCCCGACGGTCGCCTCGGTACGCGCGAACTCCGCGTCGATGGCCTTCGATGCCTTCTCCAGCGCTATCACCACGCGCTCGGCGGTCAACTCACCATCCTGGCCCATCTGGCGCAGCGCACCGATGCCAACGCCCAACCCGTCAGCCAGCGCGCGCGCAACGCGCGGGGTCTGCTCCATGATGGAGTTCAGTTCCTCGCCGCGCAGGGTGCCAGACGCCAAGCCCTGCGACAGTTGGACCATCGCGGCCTGCGCGGACTGCGCCGACCCGCCGCTGATGGTGATGGCCTTGGACAGCGTTTCGGTGACGCGCAGCAGCCGGTCCTGGCTGATGCCGAGATCGCCGGTTGCGCGCGAGACTTGCGCGTAAGTCTGCGCAAGCCCGGACACCTCGACGCGCGCAGACGATGCGATCTTCATCAGCCGGTCATAGGCGAATTCGGCTTCACGCGCCGAGCCCGACGCAAGCGACAATTGCTGTCGCATCTGCGCGGCGGTGTCGGCCATCTGGATCATGGCCCCGGACGCATGGATGATTCCGCGCGCAAGCTCGACGATCCCGCCGGCGGCAAACCCGCCCATGAACGCAGCGGCCACGCCCCCGGGACCGCCCATTGACCCCAGCACGTTGCGCAGCGAGTTGTACGCGCCCGAGAACTGGCGCTCGGCGTTCTGCGCGGCACGGGCGGCTTCGTCCATGCTGCGCTTGGCGGTCGCCCCAACGCGATCGGCAGTGTCGGCGGTGCGCGCTGCCGCCGCACTGGTGGCGTCCAACGCCTGCTGACCCTTCACGAGCCCGCTGGTGTCGAAGCCTACGCCGATGGTCTGGATGTCAACTGCCATTGCCTTTGCGTCCCTTGGCTTGGTCCCGCTCTGTGTTGTCAAGCGCGCGCAGCACGCGCAGCTCGTACCCGCTGAAGCGCACGCCTCGATTCAGGCAGTACGCGCGAATCTCCGTCTCAGGGATCGCAGACACAGCCAACCCGACGGGCCGCGAATCCCGCAGTCGCATGTAGTGCTGCCACAGGTCGTAGAGCACGTCGGGGAACTCGACCGGGTTCGCAAGTTCGGGCGGTGTGCGCCCGGTCATCCGCTCGACGGTCTGCAACGTCTCGCGCAGCGACACGCCGTCCTTGCCCGGTGCGGCCAGCCTGAATTCATGGCCGGCCCACTCGATCAGTTCGGCTGCTGCGCTTTCGTAAAATTTCCAACGTCGTTGCTGACGGTGTAGATCTGATCGACCCAGTGCGGGTTGCGCTTGAGCGCCTGCCGCAGAAGCTCAGGATCGAACGCCTGCTTCACGTTGCGCCATCCCGTGACGCGGATCACTGCGCCCTGAATGCTGCGTTCCCTGATCTCTTCGAGCGTCTGAACCGGGATCGGCTTGTTGCGCCGCATGGCCATCACGGCCTCTCGATTCTTGCGATTCTCTTCCTGGTTCGTGAACTTCACGCACACGTCCGCGTGCTGCCCAATCACGGTGACGAACACGCCCGTTCCGGTGGCCCCGTCCTGGTGCATCAGTTCGACTTCGACGCCGACCTCGTTTTCCGACACCGCATCGAACGCAGTGATGTCGGCCAGTGTGTCCGCTTGCACGCGGGTCGATTCTTCGCTCATCTGATCTCCTCGATATGCGGCCCGCTCTTGCTGGCGGGCCGCTGGTTACGCTCAGGCCGCCGAGTCCTGCACCTGGATCGTGGTTGCCTGAGTGGCAAGCGACGCGCCGCCTGCCGAGTTGAAGTACGCGGTGAACTGGTAGGTGCGCTTCAGGCCCGTTTCGCCGTCGTCGGGCGTGCTGGTGGAGAGCTTCACGGCGCTCATGGTCAGCGTCACGAAGTCGGCATTGGCTTCGCTCCCAGCGGCCAGCGCGGACACGATCGAGGTCTGCGTCTCGTCACGGAACAGGTCGGGAATGGTGCCGCCCTCGAAGTAGGCGGTGAACGACCCGGAGACAGACACCTTTCCGCGAAACACGTCCGGGCGGATGTTGGCACCAACCACGGCATCCGCAGGCGTCGAGCGCCCGTCGATCGTGATCGACAGATCGGTGATGACGGCCTGTGCGGTGCCGTTGACCAGCAGCGCGCCGCTTGCGGCCACCAGCGCGCCAGTGGTCGTATCGGCCGTCGGCGAAGTGAAGTAGGCGGTGGTGTCGTCGCTCTGATCCAGGCCGGTGCACGCGAAGGTGATTTTCGCGTTCCCGGAGCCGGGCAGCGACAGCGCCGCGCTGTTCATCCGCACGTCCTGATTGCGCTCCGACACTGCGGCATCGGAGTACCACTCTTCGATCGTGTAGTACACGTTCGTGTGGCCGGTATCGGGGACATAGGTGACCTTGCCCGGCACGGCGAGAGTGGCCGACGCGATCGGACCCTCAGCGGTCAGCGTCGAACCGTTGAGCACGATGCAGGTGATGACCGTGGCGGTCACGTTGGTGACCAACAGATTCTTGTTCAGGTTGTTCGAGTTGAACGACCCGGCCGTCAGGCGAACCACCATGCCGATCTTGATGCCGCCAGTCAGGAAGTCGCCAGCGGCGCGCGTCACCGTGTACGGGCCGCTGCCCGCGATCGTGATCGACAGCCCCGTGATGCTGGTCACCGACGCAAAGTCACGCCGCACCACGGCGGAGATGAGGTCCGAGTAGGTGCCAGGCGAGAAGATGCCGGTGATGTTGCCGTTCACGAGCTTGGCACCATGGCGCACGCTGGTGATCTGCGCCTTCTTGGTGATCTCGGATTCCGTGGTGTACGCCTCCTTCGCCAGCTCGAAGGTGGACGACTCGCGACGCAGCACCTGGCCGGCGGATGCGCCCGCAAGCGTGCCTTTCGCCGTCTGCCGCTTGAAGCGGGTTTCTTTCGATACGCCTTGTGCAAGCGCCATGATTCATGCCCTCAACGAAAAAAGCCGCCCAGCGGCGGCAGATGGTTACTGTCGATTCCGGTGCTACGTCGCGATGCAGGCCTGATACCGGATCGACACCGGCACTGCGTATCTGTTCTCGGAGATGAACGCGGGGGCCTTGGCTGGTGTGCCCGGAATCAGCACGGTGGTGCCGCCGTGCGTCACGGTGGTGCCGCGCTTGAAGTGCGCACGCACAGCCTCTGCGCGCGCCTGCGCGGACGCGCTGCCCTCGCCCTGCGGGTACAGCAACGTGACCTGAAAGACGCCGACCTCGATCCACTCGCGCGGCCCGAGCATGCTGTTGTCCGGCGGCGCGGGCAGCATGAATGCGCGCTGGTACGGCACGCCGTCGGTCGGCACGAATGATGTGTTTTCCCACGCGGTGGCGAGCGCCGGGCTCATGGCCGACAGATGCTGCTCCAGCGCGCGGCGGATGTTCTCGCTCATCGCTTGGCCTGCGCGACCGCGCGCCCGAAGGTTTGCGCGAAGTTGGCCACGGTCACGCGCACCATGCCAGCCGGCGCCTGACGCGACCAGCCTTCGTACTCGAGCCGGTACGCGTAAGGCAGGCTGTTGGTGATGTAGATGGTCTGGCCGGGCTTCCACTTGGCAAGCGCGGACCGCAGGCTTGAAGCGGAAGCCCCGCCGACCGCATCCGCGCGCGCGTCCGCCGAACGATCGACGGACTCCAGAGCGGTGATCCAGTTGTTCTTGAATCGGCCGGTGTCCACCGGCGACATCTCGCGGATGTTGTCGCCAAGGCCCTGCGCGGTTGCCCGAACGACGTTCTCGGCCTTCTCGCTCACGGTCTTCAGGTACGCCGAGAAGTTGCGCTTGAATGCCGCGTTGCTCATGCAGCGCCCCCGACTTGCACCTCGAACAGAACCGCGACGCCGCCCGGCGCAACACGTCCTGCCCTGGTCACCGGACCGGACACGCCGCCCCACACGAACGAATCGCCCGCGCGCGGCTCCACGCTCATGCCGTTGGGGTCGATCAGGTACGCACGCGCACCGGCCTCGATCAGCGAGCCATCGACATAGCTGCGCCCATGGTTCGACTCCAGCGCCCGCACGGTGTGCGCGGCGCTCGTCTGCGTTGCTGCGCCGGTCGCCGGGTCATAGGCAGCCGCGCTGCGCACGATCGACGCATCCGCGCCGAACTCGGCCAGCATCTCGGCAACGGTGCCCAGCGCTTCGGTGTAGATGGTCACGCCCGCACCGCCCGAATCGAACCCGATGCGGTCGAAGTCGCAAGACCGGACACCAGTGCGAGCGCATGCGCATAGCGACCCGGCCCCTGCGCCACGTCCACGCCGTCGGCGTAGTCGATGCTGATCGGCCCGACGGTCTTGGAGATGGCGGCGCGCGTGCGCTCAACAACCACCTCGCCAAGCGCGGCAATCTCGATCGTGGCGGCGCGAACGGGCGCGGGCACGACATCGGATGCAATCGCGCGGCTCTCGCGATCCACCACATCAGAACGAGGCCAGCCAAGCGCCTGCGCATCGCGCACGATCACACCGCGCCAGCGCACGGCGGCATCGAGATACTGCGTGGCCATCACCAGCCGCCCGGCCTTGGTTTCGAGGTCCAGCGCATCCCACGCGGTGGCGCGTGCGCGCGTGCGCAGGTAGGTGTCGGCCTCGGCGACGGTCGCGTAACTGTTGGCGTTGCTCAGGCCCGCGCCCGTCTCGACCACAAGCGCGGATGCCGCATCGGCGATGCGCAGCAGCCCGTCGAGTTCGTAGGTCTCGCCGTTGTCTGCAACGACTACGCACAGAAGCACGTAGTCCTCGGACAGCGTGCCGCCAGACAGCAGCACATTCACGCCCTGCCCGTCGATCGCCTGTCCGGACACCCCGACAATGCTTGCCCCGGACACCAGCCCGGCTGCGGTAGCAGTCAGTTCGGTGATCGACGACAGCGCTACGCCGGCATCCGCGATGCGCGCCGAGAAGTCGAAGGTGTACGCCAGCGTTTCGCCGGGCTGCTTGGTGACGACGGTAGTCATGTGGCCTCAGTGGATGCGACGACGCGCAGCAGGCGCGACGATCTCGCGCAGGGTTGCAGCGGCAGCAATGATTCGAGCGGACGGTGCGCGCGGGGTGTCGCCGCCAATGCTTGCCGACCATGCGTCGGACGCGCTCACGGCCTCGTCGAGCGCTTCGGAGTAGACCTTCGCGAGTTCATCACTCCACCCATCCGCCGCACTCACCGCCTCGCTGATGGCAGCCGCCAGTACGAGCGATGCGCTCACGCTGTCATCTGCGCTCGCCACCTCGGACAGCACCGCCGCGAGCACCGCGCCCGCTGTCATCGCGTCCTCGGCGGTCACGGCTTCGACGATCGCCGATGCGTACACGGCGGCAGCGGTCATCGAATCGGACGCGCTCACCGACTCGACAAGTTCGGCCGCGTAGGTGGCCGCACCGATGCTGCCGTCGATGCTGTCGTCAGCGCTCACCGACTCGACAAGTTCGGCCGCGTAGGTGGCCGCACCGATGCTGCCGTCGATGCTGTCGTCAGCGCTCACCGATTCGGACAGCGCACTGACGAACGACGCAGATGCGGCCAGCGCATCAGCAGCCGATGCAGACTCAGACAACGCACCGGTCAGCGAAGCAGATGCCGAAACGGCGTCCGACGCGCTTGCGGCCTCGCTCAGTGCGCCCGCATACGCTGCCGCTGCGGACACCACGTCCGATGCGCTCGCGGCCTCCGACAGGTCGCCGGCCATCTGCGCGGACGACGACAGCGCGTCATCAGCGGATGCCGCCTCAGTCAGCGCGTCCGAGAACGCGGCCGCAGCCGCAACCACGTCGGCAGCGCTTGCGGCTTCACTCAGCGCGTCCGAGAACGCGGCCGCAGCCGCAACCACGTCGGCAGCGCTTGCGGCTTCACTCAGTGCGCCGGCCAGTGCGGCGGATGCCGCCAATGTATCAGCAGCGGACGCAGACTCCGACAGCGCACCGCCGAACACCGCGAGCGCGGACAGACTGTCGGAGGCGGACGCAGATTCGCTGATCGATTCGTCGTAGATGGTGCCGCCACCGAGCGCCGCGAACGCCTCGATTCCGAACGGCTCGTCGCCAAACGACACGTTACGCGTCCACGAACGACGTGCCGTTGTACACGGCGACCCAGCGATTCGAGCCGGCGGCGTTGTTGTCGGTCAGATTCGCGGCGCTGTAGTTGATGGCCAGGCAACCAACGAAACTGTTCGCGCTGCTGCCAGTGTCTGCATAGATCCCGTACTTGCTTGTCGCGCCGTTGCCGATGAGCGTGCACGCGTGGAACGTATTGCCCTGCGACGAACTGGTAAGCCTGATTCCGTCGGCCGCGCCGTACTCGAACGCACAGCCGCGAACGATGTTCAGCTTGCCGCCACTGAGTTGCAGATTCTTCGCGTCCACCTTCGACGAGTAGAACTCGCAGTCCGAGATCAGCAGCGAATCGCATCCGGAGATGAGGAGGTTGTCTCCGGCGTTGTTTTTGATCTTAAGCCGCGAGATCATCGCGCCGTTGACGGACGAACCGTTGTTCGTGATCTTCATCGCCGGCCGGTCGCCGGTCTGCTCGATGATGCAGTTCTCGAAGCGCAGCCCCCACGGATCTTTGATGTCTACCACTGCGCTAGACGACGCTCCCACGCCGTTCCCGAAGCCGTCGAAGTACACCCTTTCGATCACGCAGTCCTGCATCGCATACGTCGCCATCTTGTTGTCGATGGCTTTGCTGGCGTTGCTGTAGCCGTAGAGCGTGCAGTCCTTCAGCCCCCAGCTTTGCTTGTCCGCGCTGTAGCCCTGCGCCGTGCTGTCGAAACCAAACATGGTGACCGTGCCCACCGGGGTCAGGATCGTGGCGTTGATGCCGCACCCTTCGATGTAGCAGTACGGGCGCATGTACACCGTGCCCGCGATCGCCCACGATCCAGGCGCAAGGATCACGCGGCCCACGAAACCGT